GCCAAGAAATCGCCGGAGCCGGTGGTGGAGGAGCAGCAGCTCCCTTCTAAGAAGGCAGAACCTAAGTCCAAGATGGAACTTCTCATTGAAGAGCTCAAAGAGAAGAAGCCTGAAACATACGAACAATATGCTCAGGCTGCTAAGAACAAGCGTCCTGTTTGGATCTATCCTGATCTGACCATCCGTATTGGTTGATCATGGAAATTATCGCTGATGGTTTTTTGGCTCAGGAGACTGGGCCCTATAGCGAACAAGATCTTGAAATCCTTCAAGAAGCTGAAAAGCAGGAACAGCAAGAAGAACTGATTGCTGGCAAGTTCAAAACACCTGATGAGCTTTTGAAGGCTTATCAAGAACTTGAGAAGAAACTAGGCAACCGTGGTTATGAAGCTACGGAACCTGAAGATGCTGGAGACACTACTGAAGATCAAGTAGAAGCTGCAGTTCTTTCTGAAGAGGAAGAGTCAGTGATTATGGACAGCATCGGAGGTCAAGAAAACTTTCAAGCTGTTCAAGAATGGGCACGGGGTAACCTTAACGCTGAAGAGCTTGAGGCTTACAACCGTGAAGTGAATAGCGGTGACTATTACCGTGCTCGTAACGCTTTGCAAAGTCTTTACTTTGCTTATCAAGACACTGAAGGTTATGAGCCACAACTAATGGGTGGAAAGCTTTCTGGAAACAGTAGCGATGTGTTCCGCTCCAGCCAGGAAGTAATGGCTGCTATGAACGATCCTCGTTATCTTCAAGACCCTGCTTACACACAAGATGTGCAGGATAAGTTGATTCGCAGTGAAGTATTGGGCCCTAGGGGTTAGTATTTCATTAGCGAACGTAGACATTGTTGCCGCTGAGGCGATAACAACTTTGAGATGCGAGCGCACGTAAACTTCTATCTCCAACCTAACGATGCCTGATTTTGCATCTATTGGCCGGTTGGGTGGTCTTAACGGCGTTCAATACAACGCTGGTTCCGCCTCCGGTAACTATGAGCGTGAAAACGCTAATTTCCTGAAAATCTTTTCGGGAGAAGTTCTGACTACCTTCAATCGCGAGACGATTTTTAAAGATCTCACGATGAAGCGCTCGATTTCTTCGGGCAAATCTGCAAGCTTCCCCATTACTGGGCGCTTCTCTAGCCGCTACCACCGCCCCGGTGACTTTATTACCGGTCAAGGTAACAAAGGTATGATCGGCGAAAAGATCATCACCATCGATGATCTGCTGATTGCTGATGCTTCGATCTACGACCTTGATGAAGCAAAACTTCATTGGGATGTTCGCTCGATCTATTCGACTGAACTCGGTCGTGCTCTGGCTCGTGCCTATGACCAGCGCCTTGCTCGTACCCTTCTGGCTGCTTCTGAGTCTGATGGTCGTGTGAAGGATTGGGATTCCAAGCGATTCCAACTGAACGGTGGTACTTACGCTTCTGTGAGCACCAACACGATTACCCTGAGTGCTAACTTCCAAACCGCTGAACTTGGTTTCTGGGCAGTTGGCGAGGTTGTGTACGGTGAGACCTCCGGTGCTTACGGTGTGATCACCACTGCTCCTACCAACGGTGCAGCCACCTTCGTTATCAACCCCATCGGTTCTATCGGTACCGGTACTAACGCTCAGTTCACTGTTGGTGAGCGTCTGTTCGTTCTGAACGCCCTGCCTGGTGGTACTTCCTTCAGTGGTATCGACCTGAACGGTGCTGCTAGCCGTGCTGCTCGTGGCAACCTGATCGTTGAGAACCTCTTCAAGGCCTGCCAAGTGCTGGACGAGAAGGATGCTCCTAAGGATGGTCGCGTGACCGTTCTGAGCCCCGGTGCTTACTACGATATCCTGAACAGCGACCGTGCAATCATCACTGATTACAACGGTGGTGACGGCCGTAACGGTACCATCTCTGGTAACCAAGTCCTGAGCGTTGCTGGTTTCCGTCTGGTTACCTCCAACCACCTGGGCATCAACAGCTACACCAACGGTCAGTCCTACGTGGGTCTGAGCAACCAGTCCGCTGTGACCCGTGGTGAGCGTCCTAACTACGTCAACGGCCGTGATGGCTCTGACGGTCAGGCTGCTTCTGGTACTGTTGATTACTTCCAGGATGAGCAGGGTAACACCAGCTCCATCGCTAACTGCTTTGGCCTGTGCTTCACCAAGGAAGCTGTGGGTACGGTGTCCCTCAAGGATGTCTCGATGCAGATGACCGGTGCTGAGTACAAGGCCATGACTCAAAGCACCATGATGGTCGCTAGCTATGCCGTGGGTCACGGTGTGCTGCGTCCTGAGTGCTGCGTGAGCCTGCTGTCTGACGGCAACCCCTATTGATTAACTAGCTTCTAGTTAATTACCAATACAATGAGGGGAGGCAAATGCTTCCCCTTTTTTGTTGCAATAAATGGCGACTAGTAAACTCAGTGCAGTTAACACTTTGCTCGCCATTATTGGTGAAGCACCAGTGAATAGCCTTAACGCCCCTCTAACAGGCGATGTAAGCCTTGCAGAGCGAACGTTAGATGAGGTTAGCCGAGAGGTTCAAGGGGCTGGGTGGTCTTGGAACACGATGCTTTATGATTCCATTCCTCTGGATGCTTCTACAGGTCAATCCCAACTTCCTAGTAATACCCTTGCTGTCAGGTTCAACCCTCTTCTGTATCCGTCTCAACGTTTTGTTCTACGGGGTTTGCGGCTTTTTGATCGCGTTAGGAATACATACGATCTGAGGGGTAGTCTTGGTGTTGCTGTAGTTGGAAACAGTAGTGACCTTGTAGCTGAGATTATTGAAGAGTTGGATTGGGATAGCATCCCTGAAACTGGCAGACGTTACATAATGATTCGTGCTGGTCGAATGTTCTCTAACCGTGCTGTTACGTCTTCCAGCATTGAAGCTTACACAGCAGAAGATGAGAAAGCTGCGTTGGAGACTCTGAAGAGAACTGAGGATATGGCTCAAAACTACAACTTCATCAGTGGTCCTGACGATATGTACGGTGGCCGTGTGATTACTACCTTTGGTCCTGATATTCTTGATCGCTGATGTCTAAAGAACTTTTCAGTCAAATCATTGGGCCTCTTAATAAAGGCGTAAACCAGCAAGCAGATAGCTTTGTGCTGCCTGGATTTGCTAAAGAGCTTGAGAACGCCAACTGTGACCTTGTAGAGGGTCTTAAGAAGCGTCTAGGTTCTGTGCCAGTAAAGCGTATCGACACGCTTACTAAGAACGCTGGTGGCCTCACCCTGGTCAACCCGATTAAATGGGATGAAGCCTGGGTCTACGTTTATAACCGAAGCAGCACCGAACGTTTCATCTTGATCATTGCTGACGACAGTAGGACCGTTAGCAAGACCGGAAACATTACCTCTGGTTCTGCTGTTGTAACGTCTGTCAGCTCTATGACAGATTTGTTTGTTGGTGCTGCTGTTACTGGTACTGGAATTCCTAGCGGTACAACCATTGTTGATATCGACACTGCTGGGTCTCGTATCACTCTGAACAAAAACGCTACTGCTACAACAACAGGTGTAACACTGACCGTTGCTGCTAGCTACACCTTTGTCAGTGGTATCTCTAACGTTGAACCGCTTAGCGGAATCTTGCCTGAGGTGGTGCCTGTAGAGCAGGTCTTTGCAAATATCACCTCTACCAATCTTGAATATTTCCGTGGTTCTGGTCGTGCCCGTGACCGATTCAGGGCTACGTCATTTCAGGATTACGTCTTTGTAACAAATATCCAAAAGGAAGTTGCTTACGACGCTACTGAAACTCTGACTCGTTACAACGTAAGTAACATCAGTGGAATATTTAGGCCTACTAAAGCTCAGGTGTGGGTCAAACTGGTTGACTACGATACTGAGTATGCAATCACTATTACGCTCGACAACAACGACGTAATACGAGGGCACTACATCTCTCCATCTCTTACTGACAGCGGTGGAAATGCAAACGTAGTCAGCACTGAAACAATTGCTCAAAAGCTAGTAAGTGCTACTCAAAATATTACTGGTTCACTTTCTATTGGCAGCAGCACGGTTAGTAGTGTTACAGCTGCAGATATTGATTCAATTGCTGTTGGTGAAACCGTAAGTGGTACTGGCATTCCTACAGGAACTTTTATTGGCTCTATAGGTACGTCTAGCTTTACCCTTGTCAACGAAGCTGGTACAGCCGTAACTGCTACTGCTAACGGTTCTACGACACTTACAATTGGCGACGGTCTCGATCAAGGTGACATTCATAACGAACTAACTTTTACCGTTAAAGACTCTCAAATTCTTATTGGTCTTACTAACAGCTCTCGTTACTTCAAAAGCTTTGTAGCTCACGACGCTCGAGGCAACACGTTGATGTCTGGTTTTACCAATCAGGTAACCAGCATCACAGAGCTTCCTCCGACCTCTTGGGAAGGCTATACGGTCCTTGTAGCCCCTGATGGGTCCTCAGATCAAAGCTCGTATTACTTGACCTTTAACGCTGAGAACACGACCACTAACGGGGACTTTGGGCGTGGTGTGTGGGAAGAGTCTGCTGGATGGAACTCCAGAGGGCTTCTGGACGACAACACGATGCCTCATGCCTTCGTGTATTACAGGAACGCTAACGGCCTTGTTCGGTTTACCGTACAACCGTTTAGCGGTAGTACCTACACAGACGGTACTGTTTCAATTGATCTACCTGGCTGGACTGCTCGACTTGCTGGTGATGAAGATGAACTACCTGGACCTTCCTTTGTTGGTTTTGGTATTAACGATGTTGTGTTCTTTAAAAACCGTTTGGGATTTGTTAGCGGTGAGAACGTCATTCTCAGTGAGTCTGGTGCCTATTACAACTTCTGGCAGCAATCAGCACTTCAAGTTGTAGATAGCGATCCTATTGACCTTACAGCTGTCAGTAACGACGTAGCCGTACTTAACTACGCCCTTCAACAACAGGATGAGCTGGTTCTGTTTTCCAATGAAAACCAGTTTCGTCTGTACTCTGGTGACAACGTAACGTTTAGTCCTGAGACAGCCTCTGTAGGCCGTATTAGTTCCATCAGTATGGAATCTAATGTACGCCCTGAACAGGTTGGTCCTCAGGTATTGTTCCCTGTTAAAGAAGGAGACTTCACTGGGTTCCACACGTTCATTACGACTGACAGAACTGTTGGTATTAACCTTGGTCAAACAGCAGTAATCACTGAAACGGTACCTAAATTCATTCCAAAAAACATCGACTCTTTGGCTGTCAGCCGTACCGATCAATATTTGATTGCTCTCAGTAGCGACGAACCTACTGCTCTGTACGTTTACCAGTTCTTCTGGGAGGCCTCTGGAGGCTCTCTAACCAACCGTCAGAACGCTTGGCATAAATGGACCTTCCCTAATAAGAACATCTATTGGTGTGACTTTGTTGAGGGTACTTTGTTCAAGCTGGTGAGCTACAACAACAGCGGTTCTACTGAGTATTACCTTGAAGGTATCAACGCCTCTAGGCCCCCTCAGAGCAGCTCAAACTTGTTCCTGTTGGATCGTCAGATCTCCAGTTCGATTACGACTGACCTAGGTGCAACTACGTTTACCTATAGTGCTGCTACCAACAAGACGACTGTAAACCTCCCTTACAGGACGGTTAACGAAAGTCAATTTGCAGTTATCAAACAGGACAGTGGTGATGCGTCAGAGTCTGAGAAGCGCTGGATCGTGGCTGCTAGTGTGCCAGCTGGTGTTACTAGTTTCGTTTGCGATAGCCTTGGGGATTTCTCGGACAGCTCTTGGGTCTTTGGTGAAAAGTATACGTTCACCTTTAGACCGCCTCAGATTATGCCTTACACCAGAACAGCAACAGACAACACTTATATTGGCAATCGTACTGGTCGTTTGCAGCTGCGATATTGCGATATTTATTACAACGATGCAAGGTACTTTACTGTTGAAGTGACGCCTAAACATCGAGATACAGTTACTTATGAGTTTGACCGTAGGGACCCTCTAAATGGCAACATTGTTATCAGTGAAGAAGAGCCCTTTGAAGAAGCTAAATTCCGTGCTTATATTCAAAGCAAGAATGACCAAGTTACAGTGGAGCTAGTGAACGACAGCATCGACCAGGCTAAGTTCATCGCTCTTGAGTGGACTGGTCTGTACTTTGATGTGGCGAGGAAGTACGGCTGATGGCTAGCATTTTTGAATTGCCTTCAATGCTTAGCATTGCTGAGTTTGGCTTAAAGGGTCTTACATCTATTGCTGGGTATCAGTCTCAACAAGCTGAAATCAACAGGGCTAACGCTGCTGACCAAGCTCAGTTCTGGACTCAGTATTCCGCTCAAAGCCAAGAGAACTACAGGGCCTATGAAGCTCAACTCAACTCTTGGTATCGGGAAGCTGATTACGTTGAAAAGCGTAGGCAGTATGAGTTGCAACTAGCTGAGCAACAAGCGGCCTTTAAGGGAGCTGTGACGACTGCAGCTACTAAGAACTTTGAGAAGCAACTAGCTGATCTTGAAGGTCGCTTCTATGAGGAAGAGGCAAAGGAAACTGTTGAGCTTGAAAACATCAGGACTCAATCGTTTGCAGCTAAAGCTAAGGTTGCTGCTTCTGGACAAGTTGGTAGGACTGTTCAGCGTATGCAACAGCAGTACAACCAACAGTATCTGTCAAACGTAAGTAATCGTCAGATCACTCGCAATTTCCGAATAGCGGATAAGATTCGAGCTGCTGAGGCTGCAAACATTGCTCGTGAAAACACTGGCAATCAAGTGCAGTATTACACTCCTCAGCCGATCTCTGATCCTGTAAAGCCTCTAGCACCCCTTCCTATACAAGCTGTAGCTCCTACGCCTCGTAGCGGTCCTAGCGGTACTGCTCTAGCTATTAACCTCGGTAGCTTGGCTTTTGATGCTTATAAAAACTACAAGTCTATGCAACCGGCTGCTCCTAAGGAAGTAAATGCAAGATCGTATTACTCAGAAGCAAAGATAGGTAATAGTCCTTTTGTTAACCCATCTTTTTCAATTAGTCCTCCTGAAGATCAAATCAACAACACGCAAGGAATCTAATGACAAGCAGTTTTGGCATTACCCCTCAACGTCAGGTTCGTGATCAACTCCTCCAACCTGAACAACCTCAAGCTCTACCAAAAC